TGGTGAGTTTCTTGAATATGTCTTCACTAATCTTGTATGAGTAAATAGCATCCATATTGAGTTCCCCAGATTTTGCTGTGGATGCTCGTTTTAATTGTTCGGCATTCTTTCTTAGTTCAAATTCCTTAACAAGGTATGATACTACTTTCTTTGAGTCATTCCTGAAAGTCTGATAGTGTCTTTCTTTTCTTGCGTCATACTCTGCCCTATTATCAATAAAATAATTAACCCATTTATCATATCTATCCCAGATAGTTTGGTGGTCGATTATAATCCCTGGTGATAATTTAGGTATATTGCCATAGTAGTATTCTAGGTTTTCCGATGAGTGTAATTTGCTTTGGTTTTGATTTAGTGCATTATCTGTTTCCGATTCGATACAATCGTCTTCATACTCATCAGCATCCAAGAAATCATCCTCACCATCACCATTAAGAGGTTTCTTATTTTCTTCTATAAGATAATCCATGATTTCTTTAGTGGTGGCTAAAACGTCTTCTACAGTTTCAACATTATCAATCTTATCAATCAAATATAGTTCTGTTTCATTAATAAAAATAACACCAGCAGCAACACCTATTTTAAAGTGTATGTTAGCTCGGTCGACAAAGTTTAGATCATTAACACCTCTATCATCCAACCCAAAAAAATTTCTTTGTAATAGATCCTTATACCCAATAATGAATGGCTGTTTTAGTCCTGGGTATTTTGATTTGATTTTTTTCTCGATCTTAGCATCTTCCACAACATTCATCACCGAAAATGTAAGTTTTCTTTCTTTTGCAAGATCAAACATCTCTTCGGGAGAATATAGAGCATGACCAACTTCATGCCCCATGAAGAGATCATATAGTTCAGGAGAAATCTTATCATCTAATATAGGAACCGTTAATACACGATTAGCCACATTAAATGATGCTGTTCTAACTTTTCTTTGTTCGACAATAATATTTTCTGTTGCCATTAATTTGGCAAGAATTGATTTTGATTGTACTAATTGCATGGCTCACCCTTTTCATGATTTATGAGTCATTGTACCAGGCAATTAGTACATTGTCAAATTTTTATGGGAGTAATGTTGGGAATGCTGATTTGATGAAGTCATAATCAAGACCTTCAACACCAAGATCCTTATTAAAGATACCCATCACAACTTCTGCTTCTCTTGGCTCGATAGCCTCAAGAAATTGAGTTAGAAGTTCTTCGCGTTTAGATTCGGTCAATTTTTCAGCATCGGGGTGCCCCTTTTGGAAAAGATATAGCCTACGCATCTCCGTAGAGAGTTGTGTTGGTGACATACCAGGAATAGTGTCCTTGGGTATATACTTTTCAGGCACTTCTTTGATTAACCAATGACAATCTGGGTGATATGCTAGTCTAAACACATCAACGAGAGTTTTAGAGAGGTTCTTCTCAATGACTCTCATTTTGTCTTGTCGGGTTTTTGCATTTTCTATCTCATCTAATACTTCATATATATTTTTCATTAAAATTCATCCATTACATCAATTAAGTTTTTAAGTCTATATTGAACAAAATAGCTCAATAGTTTTTTTCGTGGTGCGGGTTTTGATTCCTCATAACAGGTTATAATATTCTGTTTAATATGAGCTGGTATGAATGTCAAGTCTATTAGCTGTTGGTTTCTCAGATAATTAGATTTATGTTGTTCATCTTGCCATTCTTCATGGTTTTCGAGTAGAAGTTTCTCTAGAATGCCCTTGGTCACTGATTGTTGTTTAATCTCTCTAACAAAACAATCTCCCGAAGATAATACATTAGGGATGCCATCTCCACGATCACCTCGAATAATTTTTTCCTTAAGTTCCAATGCTGGATTATCTGACGTAAGATATCTCTTTTGCATAGGAGAATACTGCTTAACATTATCATACTTATGTAGTTGCAGGAAATCGCCATCCCCAGATAAGATCAGAATCTTCTCATTAGGAGCATGTCTAGGTACAAGAGTACCGATAATATCATCAGCCTCAGCCATATCAACTTCAATGACTTTATATGGGAAATTATCCTTAAGTTCTTGTCTGAACTTTGACATCATTTCAAAAACCAACACCCAATCCAGATCAGATTTTTCACGAGTTTTCTTTCTAGATGCTTTATAATACGGAAATTCTTCTTTTCGCCAATACGTTTTGTTATCACAGCAAATAACAACCTCACCATAAGATTTGAAGTTTTTCACATGCATACGAATCATGTTTAGAATCATACATCGTATATCATTCTCATCATATCTAGCATTTTTTGCCGACATTTGGGGTATTATACCAGATATTAATACCTGATTTAGATCAATAAGTAACATAATTTATCCATATTATTCAAACATAGAGTCAAAAAACAAATCTGATGTGGTGGTCTTTCTCCCAATAACGCCATAAAACCCACATTTTATTAAGTGGTGTAGGTATACGACAGGATCACTCAGAATAGCATCAAAATTGTCTTCAAGTATCATTCCGCCATCTGGTGCCTTCTCCAGAAACACTATTTCATATCTCTTACCACTATCACATTCACCAACCCCGTCACCAGGATCTTTGTAACAAAATGTTTCTATGTGTGTGTGGTCTTCTAATTCTTCATGGGGGGAAAATATAAACCCATCATGAGGAATCTCGGATAATTCTCTTATTTGTTCTAGTAAATTCATACACCTCCTTATAGCTTCACATGGTTTCTGTGGATTTTACAATTTATTATACCATTGTACCATAGATCAGGAAATTCCAGAACCTTATTTGAAAATTGTTCCCTTGCTTCAATATAGGATAAGTTCCCCTTAGATGTGCAGTAGAATAATATTTCACGAGTAAAATTCTGCTCCCCTAATATTTTAACATCATTCTGTAGTTCTGTTGACGATGACCAATACATTTTCCAGTCAGACTCTATTTTTGTCTTGACCTTTTTCTTTTTCTTGGCCCCAGACTTCAGAGTAACCGTTTTTATAGAAGTTTTACTAAAGTGGGATAGTTTCTTACCAATGTACTTCCTATTGGTGGTGAGATTTGTTATTAGGTAAACAAACCCCACACAATCGGGAAGCACATCAACAATTTCACCTTTGTGTGTCCACATTATTCCCAATCATCATCTTCTGGATCTAAGTCTTCTTCCACAAATTCTTCATCATAATCTTCTATGAGTTCCCCACAGAAAGGGCAGTGTTCTGGTATTTCATTAGAAACCAGATTGTCATCATACTCTATGCGGAAATATGAATCACAGTTTGTACATTCTTCTTTAATATTTTTCTTTGCCATATTATAATTTTATATTGTTATCCGTGACAGGCAAGACATTCTCCTTTATTAACATTTACACCCGATTCAGATCGAATATAGTACAAACCTTTAATGTATGGGTCTTTGAATGCCATTTTATGAACATCACTAATATATTCTTCATCTTCATCTGCGGAGAAGAATAGGTTAATAGATTGTCCTTGGTCTATATATCTTTGTCGTGCAGAGGCTAATCTAATAATCTGTTTCTGATCAATCTCAAATGCGGTCTTAAAAACTTCTTTTTCATGATCATCTAACCAATCAACATGCTGCACGGATCCACTATTAGAAATAATACCCTTAACTGTCTCGTCAGAATACACACCACGGTCTTTCATTAGGTTTAATAATGTGGGGTTGACACGATCCATCTTCCCCGCAGCAGTATTCTGTACATATGCATTTTTATAGATGGGCTCGATTCCCTGACTTACAGAACCACATATTAGAGCAGAACTTAAATTAGGTGCCACAGCAATTCTATGTGTATTTCTTACACCATAACCTTTACACCAAAATGGCTCACCAAATTCCTTTGCCATCCATTTTGACGCCCTTAATGTTTCTTCGTTTAGATATTTGAAAATTTCTAAGTTTTTATAATATGAATCCATAGATTCAAATGATATCATATGCTCCTGAAGATATGTGTGGAACCCAAGCATACCCAAACCTAATGCTCTACTCTTCTCGGCAAACCTCACCACCTTTTCCATACCTTGGGTCTTCTTACCAATCTCTATTAGATCTTGATTAACACAGTCTAAAAATACAGTAGCATCAAAAACAGCGTCGGTATCTTTCCATTCATCATATAGAGCAGCATTCATAGAAGATAATACACACGAGAATGAATGATCTTCATCAGATGCCAAATGGATTTCATTACATAAATTTGATGCTTTTACCGTTAATCCTCTATCTTTATAATAAACAGGACTTTGTTCATTAATTTTGTCAATAAAGTTGAAATACCCCTTACCAGTAATCATTTTCAATTTCAATGCTTTTTGGTATCTATCGATAGCATCCTTATCACCACGATCCAATCGTTCAATGAACTTATTAGTTACATTCCATCCGATATTAGCATCATCTGGGTTTTTAGTAATAAAATTGACTAGCTCGAAAAAGTCCCCATGATCAATTTCAATGTATCCTGCCCAAGCACCTCTTCGCTGTGACCCCTGAGAAATATCCCTTGACATTTGCACAAAGTCCTTAAACACAGGAAGTACCCCAGACGCAGACCCTTTCATACCAGATATTTTAGATCCTCTTGGTCTAATGGTACCTAGATAGCTTGAGGTACCAAATCCATTCTTAGATAGGATAGCATTTTCTTTTTGTGAATCATAAAAAGCATACACAGCGTCAGCCACAAAATTTCCAGAACAACTAACCGGACAACCAATACCAGTACCCATGTTAGATAACACTGGTGTGGATGCGGCGAGGTATCCATTCCATAGTAAATTGAAGAACTTTTCTTCCCAAACTTTTGGTTTTGTGGTGTATGATGCTGCGTGTTTTGATACTCTAGTATAGACCGATTGTAAATCTGGATATTTTTCTGATAGGTAGTTTTCCTTTAGCATTTGCCAAGCAACAGTAGTTACCCATTTTGGTAACTTACCTTCTTCCTGAAGACGTTTCCTCTCCTCACCCAGTTCATCATATATGCTTACATCTTTCACCATTTAAATTTCCCCTCAACCCAATTTCTATTATAATCTGAACCAGTAGAACTAAAAAAATCATGTAGTGTTGTGCTTTCTAAATCTTTATAAAACCATTTAGATACAGGATTATATGTTGGTTTAAAAATACCCTTAAATCCTAAATTCTCAAGACAGATATCAAGTCTTGATTCAACAAAATGCTTTATCTGATTGTCTGTAATACCTTTGATGGAACCTTTCTCAAAAATCTTATCTATAATTATAGATTCATGTTCTAGTATAACTTTAGCAGTTTCTTCAAGTTCTAGAATTAGTTCTGAAACAAAAATATCTGTTGCTTGTCCATCAGCCTTGGCCTCAGCCAAAAGCGTTCGGAATAACCAACCACCAGCTTGTGAATGTAATGTTTCATCTATCGCACTAAAATTAATTCCAGCATTGACATTGATTAGTTTGTTCTTTCCTGCGGAATTGAAGTGTTTGAGAAAAGCAAAACTGGAATATAAAATAGCACCTTCAATCATAGAAAATATACCTACAGACTTTAAGATGTTATATACAGTATCACGTTTCTCTGTTCTCTTACCAATCCATGCCATCCTATTACTAAGGACTTCATCATCTTTATATGAGTTGTAGAATTCTTCAGTATCTAAACCAAGAACTTCGTTGATTTTATTATAGAATGGTGCATGTACACCCAATTCCATAAAAGAGAATGTGGCTGCCATTCTTTGGATATCCGGTCTAGGAAAAACTTTAGACACATAATTCTGCCAATAATCATTACCAACATTCAATTCATACAATGTAAATAATTTTAGTGTTGAAATCACACCATGATATTCTGATTCTGTGCAGTTTGTCTTTAGGTCATGAAGATCTTTCTCGACTTCGATTTCATCAGGAAACCAATTTATTTCTGCTTGTTGTTTAGCAAATTCTATTGCTACTGGGTAATCTGTGATGTATTCAGATTTAGGGGTTAAAATCCGTATTGCCATAGTATAATTCCGCGTTAGTTTTGTCTGTTGATTATATAGTTACACCCAATCTGGATAATCTGCGAGTATAGATTTAATGTCTGGAGGAGCCCACCCTTCAGGTTTTAATATCTTACCATCTTCTCTTCTTAAGACTGTACCATTCTCAGATATTTTTTCTAGATTACTTCTCGCAACTTCATCCCATATATTTTGTTGGGGGAGTTGCAATGTATGTTCTAGTCCTTCAATTACCCATTTCAGATCAGCACACGCATCAGCAATTTCAACAATATTTCTATTTGTATATGCTTCTATTAATTCACTAAGTTCCTCTAAAATTAATTTCACATATAATTCGGATTGCTCACCATACCCAACTTCCGTTTGTCCGGATGCTCTCATGAATTTCAATACATCATTCCTACTAAACATAAACTCTCCTATTATTACAAATCAACTTTTTTCCAATTTATCCATTCCATCTTAGCACGAAGATTCACGAATGTATTCTTTTCTATTATGTCTTGTATATCAGCAGCATCGAACCCGGAAAGTATCATATCATTAATATCCTTCTCGACAATCATCTCTGGCCATATACAAATAGCAAAATGATTATCTATAGCGTGTTCCATTAATTTTAAGATTTCTTTATTTCGGGGTTCATTATCAAATACTAATACTATCTTAGACTTATCATAAAACTCATTAGCATACTCTAAATTTGAACTGGATATTGCCATACAATTCTTTAAGAATAATGAGTCTATAGGACCCTCCACCACTAATATTGGATCATCTTCATTTACTCTATTTAATCCAAATGCTTTAGGTGAAGATTCATCCATTTTGATTGTTATATATCTCATCGTAGAATCCCCCAAAGCCCTACCCTGAAACCCAATAAGGTTTTCAGATGCATCATAGAATGGTATTATCAAACGCTGGTCGTTGTCATATAACTTCTTTTCGATACCCATATCAACATTAACAAACTTTTTGAAGTCTTCACAATAATACAATTCAGACCATTCAGATTCAGGGATCTTTCTATTTTTCACATACACTTTAGCAAAGTGGTCATCATCAAGTCTATAAATCTTTGGTAATGGTAATGATTTCTTAAATACTGGTTTTGTAAATTTGATAGGTTTTGGTGGCGCGGGTTTAATTACACCCTTGTCCTTATATCGCTCTAATGAATATTCATTCACTAACCCAGGATCCACTTGCTTTAACAGATTAAAGAATGTAGTGCTGATGCCACAGTTGTGACACATATAGAAGTAATCATTTTCTTTTCGATAAACAAACCCACGGGCCTTGGTTTTGTCTTTTGACGAGTCTCCACACATTGGACATCTGAATTGATACAGATCATCTTTTTTTCGTGTGAATCTATTGAGTTTCGCTGAAATGCGAAGCAAGAATGTTCTATCAATATAAATGCTCATAATAATTTCCTAAAGAGTTATATTTCGATATTATACCCCAATAAAAAAATTATGTCAACTTATTTGAATAGACCTAAATGATTTAAGAAGAACCCTAATGCCATAGCACCACCAATAACCAACCATCGCCAATTCTCTAATGCTGATAGTCTATCAGATATAGATTTGTTCTGTGTGGTTGTTTTATCCGCATGTTCTTTAAGTTTATCCTCAATACGGAGTTCCATGTCATCTATTTTTGCGAGAATTTCCTTAGTATTTTCTCTCATTTTACTGTACAGGTCCCTTACATCTGTTAAAGTTTCTTTATTGCCATTTTCCAAAATGTTTATTCGAGAATCATGCACTGCTAATAACCTTGTTATGTCCGATGAAGATTTTGCTATTTCTGCTACTGTGTGGTCTATTTTATACACCACTGATTGTAATACAGCAACTTCGACTTTCATATCATTTTCCATTATCGAGTTCCTTCTGTTGCCTAACCCAATCTTGTAATGATTTTAATTGTTCTGATATTTCGTAATAGGTGCCATAGTTTCTGGTGACACTTTCTGCGACTCCAGAGAGTTTAATGTTGGTGGGGGTGTCATTAGTAGTTCCGGTGGATTCGGGAACTTCGTTCTTTGCGGAAGCATCGAGCAACTTGACAAACCCATTATTAATAACACACTTAGCGTCAGACTCTTTAGTGATATATTCCGGCACTTTCTTAATGATAACATTGGTCTTCCCTTTAACTATTTGTACTCTATCAACATATTTAGTAACAACTTGTGTTGTGATCTCAGCAGCAGCAAGTTCCCGCTTGGCAATCTCAGCTTCCATCTCTTTAACTTTCAACTGCCACACCGCTTCATTACTAATAGCACCTATCATAAACACACCAATAGTGAATATGGCTATAGACAAGAATTCCAATGAAACCTTATATGTGATTGGTATGATTTTTGAAAATGTGAATGATACAAATAAACCAATTACCCCTATCAATACAAAAACATAAAATATCCAATGTGGTAAGAATTCTAAAATAAACACAGTGTTACCCAACCCCTATCTGAAAATTTATAGCCTTCATGTTCTTTTACATGAACATCAACATTTTTGAATTCGGACCGTATCCAATTGGCAAGACTACAATTATCAATTCCAGATATTTTGATCAATAAATGATCATTTTTTTCTCTAGTTTTACATTTTAGTTGGAAACGGGTTTCTATACGATCAACCACATCAGTTAATATCATTTCCTGGCAATCACATTAGATAGTTTTCGTTTTCTTCTTTTACGATCAGCATCAACAGAACCTGCAGTAGCGGGATCAGTAGAAACATTAACACCAGTAACATTAGTAGGCCCACCACCAACAGCACCAGCACCCATTTCTAATATAAAGTCTTTAAATTTTTTCATAATTGTCGTAACTTATCCGCAACTACCATATCTATCAGTATATCTGATGATTGTATATTTTTACTGTCAATACCAACTACTATATCGGGCATCATATTTAAATATATCAAAAAAGTTTTAAGTAACCCATAATCCCCAACATCAACTTTAAAAAATAATATTCTTGTTGTTGGTTCGGGACCAAACACATTACTCAATAAAATTATATGATTAAGGATCAATCGTTCTTTTAGATCACCTAACGTTTTATATCTTTTAAACAACCTTTTGATATATTTAGTTCTTCGTATATCAGACTGAAATTCGGACATTATGCACCTAGGCGATGCATAACACTTCAATGCATAAATCTGAAAATTGTCATCATTTAACGAAGAGAACATTTTTACTGATTATAGTCCAGTAAAAATTTGCCCAGTACTTGTATTTCCAGAATTTGTATTTGATGCTGAAGTGTTAGCTAGAGCAACTAAACATTCTTTCAAATATCTAACAGTACCATCGTTGTTTATTTTTTGTGTGATGTTATTCCAACCCTGAGTAACATTCCCAATGTTAGCAGTTAATACAGTATTAGCATTGCCTGCTCTTGTTGCTGTCACTAAAATAGTATCAGACCAATATGTATTGGCAGCATCATGTGGTTGGTTATATAGCACAATAGGATTATCAAATTCAACGCTAGTGCCAATTGCAATATTAGACACAAGATTTTGACTTAAGTTTACTGTAGTACCAGTTACACTAAGTACAGTTGTGTTTGATGTGAAAAAACCAGGAATACCAGTAGGATTAGTACTTGTATTTGCACTGAAAACCGACCAACCAGCAAGAATGCCAG